ACGATTTGACTACTTACTATTTAAAGAAAGAGTCAACTCCCGCTAAGTCTATGCCAGGCTCGAATATTAAAAATATATCTCGCAGTCAGTCTTTACATTCAGAATTCCCCCCACACATAAAACGTATTTTGGAGCATTATAGGCATATTAGCTAATGAGCTCTGCAAAATTATCGGCTGTTATTCAAAATAGAGTAATAGCTATATTAAAGAAAGACCTTAGGAAGGAGTTAAATACTCTTATGCCTGAGCTTGAAATAGACAAAAAGTATGTCACAAAATTACTAATGTCACAGTACAGTTTAAGTAAATCTGACGCAGATAAAGCTTTTAACTTTATAATAGATGATATTTCCAATAGGAGTATTTTCGTACGGAAAACCGGAGTAGCGGGTAAACCTAACATATTCTACCCTGGTAAATCCAAAGCAAAAAATAAGTTTGCAGCAGTAAAAGATTGGAAGACTAGTATAAGTAATAAGTTAGAAAAAGAATTCGGAACGAAAGATTTTGGTTCTAAGTTTCATTTAGGACATGGAGGGGGAGGTACCTCAGCTATACCAGCAGTAGGGTATAGAGCCGTTAGAGCAGCTCAGTATTTGGCAGGAAGAGCAGGAGCTGAATCCGCTATAGCGGTACTAAGGTCTACTCCTTTGATTGATGGTATTACAGTAGATGCCGTAGCTAAAACGTCTTTAACTAAGTCAGGGTCTTTTAAGAAAAAGTATACAGTTAGACTACATCTACAATCTGGAAATGAGAACCTAGATCAGGCTATAGTAGAAAAGCTAGCAAATAAGAACCTAATAGACGAACTACAAAGAATAGCAATAGAAGAAGATACTAGCCCACCTGCGATAACGGTAGTAAAAAGAGCTTTAGACAGTGCTATAAATAATAAGAAGAGTAAAAATATTAAATCTACTTCAAAAGCTAAAGTAGTTTATAAAAACCCTAAAAAAGGTAAAAAAGGAGTAGTACCTCCTATACCCCGACTTAGGGACCCTAGGGGGAGATTCACTTCAGCAGCAGGCATTCAACAACTTATACAAGCTCAGATAACTGAAAAAGTAAAAGAGAATATGGGAGAAGGTGGCTCACTAGTAAATAGAACAGGACGATTTGCAGAATCGGTTACTATTACAAATATTACACAGTCTAGGCAAGGAACATTAACAGCTTTTTATAATTATATGAAGTATCCTTACCAGACTTTTGAAAGAGGTTTTAAACAAGGTTCCACAAGAAGAGATCCGCGATTATTGATACATAAGTCTATTAGAGATATAGCAATAAAGTTAGTTCATCGTAAACTAAATATTAAAACAAGGAGAGTATAATGGCAGGTAAAGCACGTTCAGCAATAGTGAATGCACTTATTACTAAGTTAAAACTTATTGATGGCTCTGGTTCTTGGAATATTGATTTAGCTAATAATATTACTAATAAACTGATTTTTTGGGATGAAGTAAATGATTTTCCATATGTTTCAGTAGTAGCAGGAAACGAAGTACGAGAATATTTACCTGGCGGGTTCAAGTGGGGAATGTTAGGATTAAACATACGAATGTACGTGTATGGCGAAGAGCCATTAGATGTACTTGAACAGGTTCTATATGATATTGAAACCCAGATTGATGCTAATAATATATTAACATACGATACTGGGAAGCAGACTGAGCAGATGACGATACTGAGTATCGCAACTGACGAAGGATTACTTGCTCCCTATGGAGTAGGTGAGATTACCTTAGAAGTAAGGTATCAAATATAGTCTACAACGGTAAATAGACAATAGTCGAATAACCCGTTAATGACAAGTTAAAATACAGGAGAGCTAAAATGGCTTTATCTTTAAGCAGAAATGCAACGTTCTATGCGTCATACGTGGCAGCAGGAACATCAACTTGGGACGGTACAGGTACTAACCCATCAGACGCGGATACTTTCGAGATTCCAATTCTAGACGGATTTTCATTCTCACAGGCAACTGGTACACAGAATGTAACTCTAAGCGAAGCAGGTTCAGCACCTAAACGTGGTCAAAAGATTTTTAACACATCTTTAGAGCCAGTTGATTGGAGTTTTACTACTTACATGCGCCCTTTCACAGATAGTGCAGATTCAAACAAGCATTCAGCAACAGAGAAGTTACTTTGGAATGCTATGGTATCTAATACTCAGACTAATAACGCCTCTACTGGTGGTATTGCGTGTGATACAACAGATATGACTATTGATTTTGAAGACTCAGAGCACAGTCAGTTAATTAAGTTTACTGGTTGGTTCGCTTTTTCTGATTCAGCATTAACATATGAGTTAGCTAAGATGTGTGTTACTTCAGCTTCAGTTGATTTTGATATTGATGGTATTGCACAGATCACTTGGACGGGCTATGCAGCTTCAGTTACACAAGTAGACGCTAACTACCCTAATCAGTCAGGACATGCTACAGACGGATTTGTACCTGCTAACACAGATGCAGACTTCATTCTTAACAGACTTAGTACTGTTACTTTGACTTCATCTATCTCTGGTGGTTCAAAAGTATACACATTCCCACTAACAGGTGGTAATGTTACTATTGATAATGGTATTACTTATGTGACAGCAGAAGAGTTAGGTAAGATTAATACTCCAATTGATCACCAAACAGGCACTAGAGCTATATCAGGTAACTTCACATGTTACTTAGATTCATCAGCTCTTAGCTCGAAGGTCATGTACGATGATATCTTAGCAGATATTAATAGTGCCGCACCAGACGTAACAAACTCTTTCAACATTGATCTTAAGATTGGTGGTGCAAGTGCTCCATTTGTACAGTTCAGTATTCCTACAGCTCACTTAGAGTTGCCGTCTATTGATACTGCAGATGTTATGGGTGTTACAGTTAACTTCACTGCTCTGGAAACAGACTTCGGTGGAGAAGACGAAATGACAGTTAACTATAAAGGACTAACTAGTACTTAATATTTAATGTCTTTAATGGTGTGCTTCGGCGCACCATTATTTTTTATTTAAAACACAGGATATATAAAATGACAACAGCAACAACAACAGCAACAACAAGTATTCAGAATTTATCTGACTTACTTACTTCAAGTAAAACAGCGACAGTCGACTTCCCGGGTTACCCAGGTTTCGAAGTACAACTTACTTATTTAGCACGAGATGAAATGCTAAAGCTACGTAAAAAGGCAGTTACTACAAAGATTAATCGTAGAACTAGACAGCCTGAAGAAGAATTAAATGAAGAAGTATTCCTAAAAGAGTACATTAAAGCCGTGATTAAAGGCTGGACAGGTTTAAAAATGACTTATCTAGTACAACTTATTCCGGTAGATGAGGATAAAATTGCAGATATGAATGCAGAACTTCCTTTTAGTACTGAGAACGCAGAAATACTAATGCAAAACTCAGGAGACTTTGATTCTTGGCTCACCGAAACAGTAGGTGACCTTGCAAATTTTACGAAGAGCAAATAGTCTATTGGACTAAACAAATAGATAATCATTTTACAGGCGTTGGCGAGAGTTTCGATAAACAAAAACGCGTAGATATGATGATCCAAATGGAAGAGAACGGGATGGAAGTGGATTGGTCCGCTTTAGATGAGGATGAAGTAGTTTTCCCTTATGAAATCCAAGAGGCCTTTCAAGTTTGGAACTATTTGCCAGATCAGTGGGACGGTATGAGTGGTACATATTTCGGTAAACAAATTGCCGGAATAAAAGATGTTATGGAGTTACTTGAAGTAAGTAACAAGAAAGAAATATTCAAGCTGGTAAAGATTATTGATACAAAGTATTCAAAACATGTCAATAAGAAGCAAAAGGAACAGCAAACGGGGCCTAAAAAGGCCTAGTGAGAGAATAATAAAATGGCAGGAAAGCACGATAAAAATATTAAGATTACGGTAAGTGATAATGGTACTCTGAAACAGAAGACCAAAGACATTAACAAACTTAATAAAGCAGTAGACAGAAATAGTAAGAAATCTGGTAACCTTGATAGAAATATGAAGGGTAATGCTAGAATGTCTTCTAACGCCTCTAAAAACTTCTCTAAACAAGCTCAAGGTATGCAGGGTGTTCTAGTTCCTGCCTACGCAGAAGTCGCAGCACGTGTATTTGCGTTAACAGCTTTATACACCGCTTTAGAAAGAGCCGCTGACTTTGCAATATTACAAAAAGGTCAAGCCGCCTTCGCAGCCTCTACAGGTAAGAATATGGCTCAGATCGCCAGAAGCGTTCAAAAAGCTTCTGGATATATGCTTGATTTCCAACAAGCTTCTACTAGTACAGCACTAGCTACAACTGCAGGTCTAACTGCAAAACAAATTGAAAAAATGACTAAGGGTGCACGAGCTGCTTCAGTTGCTCTTGGTAGAAATATGGCCGATGCTATGGATCGTTTAACCCGTGGTATTGTAAAGGCGGAACCTGAAATCTTAGACGAATTAGGTGTAATCATTAGACTTGATACAGTATATAAAGACTTCGCTAAAAGTATAGATAAGACTACTACAGAATTAACTGAAATGGAGAAGTTAACTGCACGTAATGTCGCTATTATGGGGCAGTTAGAAGGGAAGTTTGGAGATATAGCTACAACTATACCTGCGAATGCTTTCGCTCAGTTAAGTACCTCTATTATAGATATGGTAAATCAAGGTGGAGCCTTAATCGATAAGGTATTTGGACCTTTAGTGCGTTCTTTAGCAGATAATAAAGAATTGTTACTAGCTATAATGGCTATAGTTGGTAGAAGCCTAATAAGAACAGTATTTCCTGTATTTGACAAGATGGGTGAGAAGATAGACGCCTGGACCTCGAAGATGTCATTGTTTAGAGATAAGTTGATACGAACTCAACAGACAATGAAACAGGCTTCTAAAATGGCTAAGTGGGACCTTGTAAAAGGGATGCGAATAGACCGAGCTACAGATGCTCTTACAAAAATGGGTGCGGACTCTGGTAAATTTGGAGGAAAGAAATTTGCAGAAGAATGGAGAAAGGGTACTAGAGGTAAAGCACTTTTTGACCAAAAAGGTTTAATTAAGGCTCTAAGACAGACGGTACGTATGGGTATGGGTAGTGCTGTGGAGACTGGTTTTGCAACTACTCCAGGAATGTCAGGTAAATCTGTTGCGGAGATGCAAAAGCTTGATGCAACATTAGCTCGTTTACAAGGCACTATAGCTTCTATAGCCAAGGCTACTAAAGGTACCATGGCTTCAGATATTATGAGTAATATCTCTGACATGACAAAAAGATTTGTATCTCTGGGAGTCACGTTAGCGGGGGTCACAGGAAACTTCCTAGCTATGGGTAGAGCAGGTTCTAGTTTAGCGCATGAATTAGGACTATTCAAAACAGTCGGAGCAATTTTCAGTAAAGCTTTTAGAACTAAATCTATCGATAGACTGAATACAGAATTGATGGGGTTGGGGGAGTCAGAAACGGCCGCTAAAAAACATTTAGAGGGTATAATAAACCATCTGACCGAACTTGAGGTTAATGCTGATTCGTCTACGGGTAAAATTACCAAAGCTTTTGGTGTTATGGGTGCTGGTATAGGAGCAACTATAACAGGTTTATCAAAGGGTCTTAATGCTTTAGTAGGTATTATGGGTGCTTGGATGATGGTTAAGTGGATTGCTCAAATGGCTTTCGATATGTCAGATGCATTTGCTGCGGCTGGTGAATCGTTAGATGGTCTAAATAATAGCTTAAAGGAAACTGTAACTACCACTGAAAAGTTTTTCAAAAAAGGTGGAAGACTTGGAACTTTAGGTTCTGATATAGCTGGGTCAATTCGTTCAAGAGAGTTCAAGGCCAATATAGCAGAAGGAGTAAACGAAGCATTAATAGGAGCCTCAGCGGGTTTGAATGCTGATAGAATTGCAGAAGCTTGGGGCGGCCAAATTATGGATTCAATCGCAGCTGTATTTGGACAAGGTATAGCAGACTCCATAGGGGATGCAACTGCCAATGCGTTAGTAGGGCTAGCTTCGACTATGTCTTCATCTGAATTTGATAAGTTCATAGAAGATATCAACTTGCAAAAGAACTTAGCAAGCACTGTTGCTACAGGTGGAGGATGGGAAGTCACGGGGTCAGTTGCAGCAGGAATTGCTTCTGTAGGGCTAGCAGCTCATACTGTTACGGCCGCAACCACAGGTTTGACCCTATCAATGTTGGGTGGTGCTTCAGCGATGGCGGCAATGGTACCAGTAATAGGCTGGGGTGCGGCAGCTCTAACAGCAGTGGGCGCAGCTGCGTGGTTAGCTATAGATTCTTTCACTAAACTAACTACTAGCTCTAAAGAGGCAGCAGAAGGGATAGTAGGCACTTTAAGATCAGTAAATGAAGGCATAATATCCCCAGCATTAGCAGTAGACAAATTAGCCGGTAAGTTTAATATGACTAGAGAAAATGCTATTCAATTTTATGAAGATTTAACTGCTGCTTCAAAGACATATAATGACATAGCAAAAAAACAGGCAGAAACTTTAAAAAATCTAGCTAACCAATTCAAAAAAGTATCAGAAGGTGTAAAATCTATCTCAGACTCATTACTACTAGGAGGAGGCCTTAAAGATTTCGCTGGTTCTTTCGGAGCAGTAATAAAGGGTCTTGACGATGTTGTAGTAACACAAGCTGAAAAATATAAACTTCTAAAGCAAGAGGGGTGGGAATTTACAGGTGATTACGCAAAGGTATTAAAGAGTCAATTAAAACTTGAGGAAAAGCATGTAAAAGCGCTTGCAGATTTAAGAGCAAGAACAGACGTAAGTGGGGATGAGAAAAAAGAACTAGTTGCGGAGGGAGTTAAGAGGTTAACTAGCACTAGAAGAAGTATAGAAGAAATGCAAGGCGATCTATATAGCAAACTATATAGTTCTACATATGGTGAAGTAAATAGACAGGAGAAAAAGGACTTGGGATCGCTTACTAAAGCGGAGCAAGACTTGATGAGAGCAAAGACAGATAGAGCTATAGCTGTCAAACTATTTGGAGGGGATGCACAAAAGCTGTACCACTTAGAACTAACTGCGGCTGTTAAACTTGCACAGTATGCTTCTGATAAGGTTCATATGGAGCAATTTGGTAACTCAGCACTCAAAGAGAAAGCTACCATCGAGCTGAAAGTACTAGGAATAGAAAAGCAGAGACTACAGAATAAACTTGTTTTTGCAAAGCAGACTAAAGAAGAAGCACGTAATACAGAATTACAAATAGTAAATTTAAATGTAAAGATTGTACAAGCAGGTAAAATAGCTCGTCAATTATCTGAGCATTTCCACGACATAGCAGGAACTACTCAAACTATTACTCAAAGAATATCTGCCATGAGTCAAGATAACCCTTTTGGTGCAACAGAGTTCATGAACTGGAAGAGTGATGAAATAAATAAGGAATTTAACGCTTTCAGAAATTCTTTAGATGAAACCTTTGCTAGTGGCCAGCAAGTTGTCGGCATAGTAAGTGCTCTTATAGAAAAAAATGGAGAACTAAACTCTAAGGGACTAACAGAGGGATTCGCTAAAAGGTTTGCTAAAGCCTTCCCAAGTGAGAAAGAATTTAAAAAGACATATAAATGGATTAAGTTAGCTACAACTGCTGAAGGTAAAGTAATAACTAGTAGATTTGAACAACTAAATGCGGAAAAAACAGACCGTGCTATAGAACTGACCCATTGGGCAGAGCACGAGGACCTAATAGAGCTTAGGAAGACTATCGCTACGTATGAACGCGATATGAAGGAAGAAGGTCTAGAACTAGTAAAGAAAGAAATAATGTTAAGGGAAATAGCCGCAGAGACGGAGAAGACCCAAGCAGAGCTAATAGTAGCAAGAAGAAATGAAACGACAACCCTCTTTAGAGAGGCGTTCGAAGCTATAGGGTCTTCTTTTGAAAGTAGTATATCAAGTGCAGTATCTGATTTATTAATGCAAAAGGACGTTGATCCAGCAGATTTACAGGCTGATTTAACCCAGGGTTTGGCAGATGCTGCAGGTGACATAATAGGCACCATGGCTAACGACTTATTATTTTCAAGATCAGGGATAGCGGGGATGATGACTGAGGGATTGTTTGGTTCAGGTATTGCTGATAAGATATTCCCACCTACTGACGTTGAGAAACTAGTACAGAAATTAGAAGACTTAGGGAAATACTCGGCCTCAATGGTTGCTCACCTTAAAGGCATTAAAGAGAATACTAAGGCTCTTAGTGATACTATTAAATCTGGTACCGGTAAAATCGGAACTACCGAGTCAAGCGAAGGTCTAGCAAAATTAAGTGATGTAATGACTGGGGCCATCGGAGGGTTAGGAAAAACTATAGCAGAGCGGTTTAGTAGTATAATAAAAGATAGTTTAGGACATGTAGTTTCTCAAGGAGAGTTAGATTTAGCTACTAAAACGTTCGTCACTGAGTCAGATTTACAGGCTAAACTAGACGCGTACAATAAGAAGGTTCAGGAAACAAAAGATAAGAAGAAGACGTATAAAGACCTAACTTCGAATACCTTATCCGCAAGCACATCAAACACCTTACCAGCAACTGTAGATACCGGTATACCTGCGTTGAATAAAATATTAAGTAATATTAATATTATTAAAGAGGGTGAGGAATTAGAAGCATTTCCTGATATGAATAAGAATAAATATAGCTTTACAGGTTTCGAAAGCGAAGCAGAGGGCAGAGCTGAGTTAAATAAGAATGTAAAAGAACACCTTAGAATTGCTAAGGATAGTATCTTTGCACTTAACGCTGATTATTTCTTACAGCTAGCGGGTGAGTATTCATATATGAAACATGGCCAAACTGATATAGGTAAAAGCTTAAGCGGGGTATCTAATGGTACGGACCAAGGTCTTTTCGCGTGGGGAGATAAGGGCGGATTAGGTGCTATTATTCATGAAGCAGTCCATCCTTTAGTTGAGGCGTTAACTACTTTAGATACAACAGATTTTGATAAGTATTCGGACGTTACACAGACTTCTATGCTTAATATGTCACAAGCGTACTTAGGATCGAAGGAGTTCAAGTCCTTAGATGTTCAAACTTCTACACAGGTATATCAGCTTTTAAATGCTATAACTGCAAAATCAGAGAGAGTGATTGATGAGTACCTGGTACGAGGAATATCACAGAATGCCTTAAGAGGGGAAGGGTCTAAGCCGTCTGATTGGGTACCAAGTTTTATTCAAAAAGCAATGCCTGAGGTAATAAAAGAGATGGACAGGCTTTCCACTCCTCAAACTATTAAAGATTTCGATACTAGTGTAGTAGACGTAGTTGGCGCCTTGCGCGGATTTTTTGAAGTATTGACTAGTAGTAATTTCAATAACTCTACTGCTAGTGATTTAAGAGCAAGTGCCTTAAAAGGAGGTACCCCCGAGCAACTAGCAAGGTGGGCGGAACTTCAAGACATAAAAGAAAGACAACAAAAATTAGCTAAACTGCATGGGGACCCTGGTACTTTTAAAAGAAAAATGATGGGAGACATGAGGTTCCAGACAAAGGCACAATATCCTCTAAAGGCCAAAGCATTCATGGCGGGAGAGGCTCTAGTAGGGTTACTCAAAAAGTACAAGATAGCTGCAGGAGTAATTACCGGTATAATAGCAGCTTTGACAAAGGGGTGGAACAATGTTCAAGATGCTAAAAAGTCGGACATGTATAAAGAGCAGGATAAAGAATACCAAGAATACAAGGCATGGACACAAGGGGGATATAAAGACTCCACTACTAGTTCCCTAATGCCAGACAGAGCGGCGTTAGAAGACGGAAATATTTTTAAGATATACTGGAATTACGGTATAAGGATGGGGCAAGCAATAAATGAAGCCCTAGGATTAGATTCTGGTGCTTTTGCAGAAAAACTTAAGGCTAAATCTAGTGTAGAGTACTACGATCCCTATTCAAATTTAACTACTAATAGTCTTACTACTAGTAACTTAAATAAAGGGGCTACTCCTAATGTGGGAGATAGTATGATATTTGGTTCAGCTACTAGAGATATAGATAATATTGCAACTTCTGGACTAAACTTCACAGCTCAACTCATAGATACTCAAAGACTACAAATACAGGAATTTATGTCGGTATTAGCAGCATCAGAGATGGGTACTCCACTCAAGGATGCAGTATCAAGTTTAGAGGCATTTATGAGTTTTATTGATACTCAGATGAAACCTCTTGTTATTGAACTTACTACCTTAACAACAGCCGCAAATACTCTATTCGGATTAACTAGTACACCGCCTTCTCCTTGGAGTAGTATGGCTGTTCCTAGCTTTAATAATTCAACAGAAAATACTCTTCAACCTCATGTAGACGCAACCGGAGCTCTTAGCGTTAAAGAAGTAGCTCCTGTAGTGCCTGGGTCTGGACAGCCAGTAGCAGTAACGTCTGTTGGAACAGAAAATGCGATGGTAGCCGCTGGTAGTCAAATAAAATCTTCATTAGCTAGTGGATTTGCTAATCTTATAATGAATGATAATGTTAATGTTAGAGCTATGATTTCTAATACATTAAGCCAAGTAGGAACTAATCTGATGACTAGCGCTTTAGGCAGTATATTTGGTCTAGCAAATGGTGGTGTTCTTTCAGGAGGCTTTAAAGCCTTCGCAAATGGCGGCACCGTTACTAAGCCCACACTAGGATTAGTAGGGGAAGGTAGATACAACGAAGCGGTAGTACCTCTACCTGATGGAAGATCAATCCCAGTAATAGGAGCAACAGGAACTACGGAAAATAACGTTACAGTTAATGTTACAATTGATAGTGATGGAAACGCTAAATCTGATACTAGTTCTGGAATGGATGGAGATAAAGCTAAACAACTTGGTTACATGGTTTCACAAGCAGTACAGATGGAACTAGTAGAGCAGAAGCGACCTGGAGGACTACTTAGTCAATACTAATTATGGCAAATTTTAATACAGAAGTAAATATAAATCCAGATAGAGGACTCAAATCAGAACAACAGCCTAGAATTTTGAAAGCTACTTACGGTGATGGGTACGAGCAGCGAGTAGCTGCCGGTATAAATAATTTACCTGAATCATGGAACTTAACTTGGAAAAATAGAACCTCGGCAGAAGCTAATAAGATTGTAGGCTTTCTTGAAGAGCAAGCAGGCATAACTGCATTTGACTGGTACCCTACTGGGTATGAGATAGCCAGTACTACTACCGCAATTTCTACTAAGAAATTGATAGATACTAGTCAATATTTTACTGCTAGATATTTAAACACTACTGTTACAGATTCAGGCGGAGCGACTTCTACTGTAACGGCAGTAGATAGCGCAACGCAATTATCATTATCAGTAGATATTATGTCAAGTGGAGAAACTTATACTATTAATCCATATAAGAAATATACTTGTGGAAAGTGGAGTTCTCAAGAAACTTTGTCAGGTATTAGAACTATAACAGCAACATTTACAAAGGTATTTGAACCATGAGTGATAAAATTACAGCAGATATTCACGGCTTTGAGCCAGGAGCAGTTATTGAGTTATTTGAACTTGACCTATCGGTGGGTACTGCCCCAGACTCAGAACCTATCCTTAGGTGGCATGCCGGTCAGAATGAAAATCTACAAGAAATAGTATGGCAGGGTAATAGGTATTCAGCTATGCCTATTGAAGCCGAAGGGTTTGAGTTTTCTGGCAAGGGGGCGATACCTAGACCTGTAATTACTGTAGCTAATATTACTTCTATTTTATCTAGCGTTATTAATAGTTACGATGATTTAGTTGGTGCAAAGGTTGTAAGAAAGAAAACTTTCGCAAAGTATTTAGATTCTTATTGTTATACTGGGGGATATCCAACCGCTGGGCTGTGTACCGGGGAATCAGGATCGGATCCAAGTCTGAGTAAATCAGACTGTTTAGATACTAATAAAAACGGTTCTGTAGGTACTTGGACAGTATACAACCAGACTACTTGTGAAGCAGCAGCAGGGCCGGGTATATGGTACGCTTCCGCTATAGCAGATGATACTGCACATTTTCCAGATGAAATCTGGTATGTAGATAGAAAAGCTATAGAAACTAATACTCATATTCAATTTGAATTAACTGCCGCACATGACATACACGGAGTTAAGCTACCTTCTAGAACGGTAGTAGCTAACTCGTGCCCTTGGGTATATAGAGGAGTGGAGTGTGGGTATTCTGGTAGTAGTTATTGGGATATTAGTAATAATGTAGTGGGATCATCTTCTGATGATGTATGTTCAAAAACTTTTACCTCTTGTGAACTGAGGTTCCCTGAGCCTTTAGAAAGCCCTTTTGGGGGGTTCCCAGGAGCTGGTATTAATATGGGCTCGGTACGATGAATGATAAAACTCTAGATGATTTTAGAAAGCATGTAGAAGCGGAATACCCTAAAGAAGCCTGCGGGTTTATAATAGGGGTAGGCAAGAAAGAAAGGTACTTCCCAGCAAAAAATATAGCAGGTCGCGCAGAAGAGTATTTTATAATAGATCCAGTAAGTTATGCGGATGCAGAAGATACAGGAGTTATTATAGGTATTTGTCATTCTCATCCTAATGAAGGCTGTACGCCTTCTGAAGCGGATAAAGTTGCTTGCGAAACTTCTAATAAGCCTTGGCACATTTTAAGTTGGCCAGGTAACAGACTATATAGCTGGGAGCCCACAGGGTACGAAGCCCCAATAGTGGGTAGACAATTCAGTTATGGAGTTTTAGATTGTTGTACATTACTTAGAGATTATTACAAAAAAGAGCTAAATATCGATTTTGAATGTTATAGTGGTCAAGACGGCTGGTGGGATAAAGGAGAGAATCGATATTTAGAAAACTATGAAGAGCAGGGTTTTGTTAAGATACTTGATGAAAATGACATTAAAAAATACGATGTATTTTTAATAAAATTAGTTTCACCTGTACCAAACCATGCCGCAGTTTTTATTGGGAACGATAGAATTTTACATCACGTATACGGTAGACTATCCAATAGAGAAATCTATGGCGGATATTGGAGAAAACATACCACGCACCATTTAAGGCACAAATCATTATGTTAAAGAAAATAATACTTTATGGAGAGTTAGCTGAAAAGTTCGGAAAGGAGTGGTCCTTAGACGTAGACTCCCCTGGGGAGGCTTTTAAAGCACTTGACGTTAATAATATAGGATTTAGACAGTTTGTTGCTTCTTCAGAAGAACGAGGTGTAGGGTACAAAATAATGGTAGGGAAGTCTTATATTAATGACTATCCTGAATTAGGAGACCCTTCTGGCCGTCAAGAAATTAAGATAATTCCTGTAGTTCTTGGAGCAAAAAGTAAAGGTCTAGGCATGATTCTTTTAGGAGCACTTATTATCGGTGGCTTTTATGCGTACGGGCTTCAATCGATAGGTTCTTTAGCAGCCGGAGAATTAGGAGCTATGGGTACTATAACTCACGGAGTAACTTTAGCGGGCTCAATGGGTACTATGGCATTAAAGTTTGCAGGAGCCTTAATACTAGGAGGGGTGGCTTCTATGTTAGCACCAACACCGGAGCTTCCATCTACAGCTGATAGGCCTACAAACTATGGATTTGATGGGGCAGCTAATACAGCTAGACAAGGTTTCGCTATTCCTGTATGTTACGGGCAATTGTTAGTAGGAGGAGCCGTTATCAGTTCTGGAGTTATGCCAGAGGATTATATACCAGAGGATGTAGCATGAGTAATAAAGATTGGATTAGAGGTGCAGGTGGAGGAAAAGGTGGTAGCGGTGGTGCCCCTAAAGAAGATGATGATACATTATTTTCAGAATCTAAAGCTAGAGTTATTGATTTATTATCTGAAGGAGAGATAGTAGGGTTATTAAATGCTGAAAAGTCTATTTACCTAAATGAAACTCCACTACAAGACTCTGCGGGTGGGAGTAACTTCGACGACGTATCTTATTCTACTAGAGAGGGTACAAATTCTCAGACTTACATACCAGGGTTTTCAGGGACAGAATCTGGGGTAGGTGTTGGCATTCCAGTAACTAAAGAAGCCCCCGGAGCCATAATCAAAACATTTTCATCTACTACAGTAGATGCAGTAAGAGTTATAATACATACTCCAGCACTTTTAGATGGGGACAATGATGAGGGGGACTTACACGGTTCCACCGTGTCCTTCAAAATCTGGCTAGAAAAAGACAACGACGGGGGTTGGTACGAGGCAAAAGCAGACTCTTTTACAGGGAAGACATCAGCAAAGTATGAAAGAGCATATAGACTAGATATACCATCGACTTGGAAGTCCGCTGGGTTTACTACTATAGCTATTAAAGTAGAAAGGACTAGTGAGGACGCTACTTCTACAAAAATACAGAATGAAATATATTTTAATTCTTATACTATAATTATAGATAATAAATTAAGGTATCCTAATAGCGCTTTAATAGCTACTCAGGTAGACGCTAGACAGTTTACTTCTATTCCTAGACGAGCATATGAAATAAAAGGAGTAAAGATAAAAGTTCCTAGTAACTACACTCCTTACGATCCTGGACATTGTTCTTTATCTGGTTATAGACGAAAAGATAGGTGTGTACAAGCGGGAGGAACCTGGTTAGGTACCTCGCCTGGAGATGCTTTGTACACTGGCTCGTGGGATGGTACGTTTGATATTGCATGGACTTGTAATCCTGCTTGGATTTTATACGACTTATGTACTGATGAAAGGTACGGATTAGGTAAGTGGCTATCTGCTAGTCAGATGGATAAGTGGTCTCTATATGAGATTGGAAAGTATTGTGATTCAGTAGATAACTCGGGAAACTTTATTGGAGTAGACGACGGATGGGATAATAAAGAGGCACGATTTGCTTGCAATCTGTACTTACAAGGCAGAGAAGAAGCTTTTAAAGTACTAAATGACATATCCTCAGCGTTTAGAGGTATGATATATTGGCAACAAGGACAGATTAGTTCTGTACAGGATGCACCTAAAGATCCAGTGATGAATTTTTCAGACGCTAATGTAATTGAAGGCTCTTTCACGTATGAAGGAACTTCTAGGAAACAGAGACATAACGTAGCGCACGTTACTTGGAATAACCCAGAAGATTTCTATAGGCAAAATGTCGAGTATGTAGAGGATGCTCCAGGCATAGTTAATGCTAATAATCAGATTTTTTCTACAGATGTAATTGCTGTAGGTTGTACTTCGCAAGGCCAGGCTAGAAGAGTAGGTAAGTGGATTTTATATACTGAAAGGTACGAAACTGAAACTGTAACCTTTACAACAGGTATGGAAGGTGCAGCAGTTAGACCTGGAGATATTATTAAAGTAGCCGACTCTCATAAAGCGGGTATTCGTTATGGAGGCAGAATTGCGGCAGGCAGTACAACTACTACTATTAAATTAGATGCCCCTACTTCTGTTACTGCACTTAAAACTTATAAGTTATCTCTAATTAATACAGAAGAGGCATGTGTACAGTCTGGAGTTAAACAATCGGAGACTACTCAAGAGACTTGTTTAAATGCTCACGTAGATAATGAGTGGAAACCTTATGTGTGGGTAGAAACAAAAGATGTTAACTATGTATCAGTAACAGAAGAAGTAACAGAAGTTACAGTGACTTCTGCATTCGCCAATACTCCTACAGCTAACTATATGTGGATACTAGAGGAGATGGGGTCCGTAGAGGCTCAGGATTTTAGAGTATTAATAACTAGGGAGTCTGGTGCTAATATGGTTGAAATTTCAGCATTGAAGTATCATGGAGCGAAGTATGACTTGATAGAAGAGGACATAGCCTTCTCTGCTAAGTCCACTAGTAGTTTACCTAACCCTAGTGACCCAATACCGTCTCCATCTAACTTAACTATTACAGAGGAATTGTATATTGACTCAATGGGTAATGTTAAAAATAGAGCAGAATTTTCTTGGGATGCCCCAAAAACTGCGGGTACCGCAACTACTTACCCATATATTGCATCGTACTATGTTGAATGGAGAAGAAAGGCTCCCGCTATTACAAACTGGGTTTCTATAGGGGAAACTTCAGCACAAAGTGTTATTATTGATGATGCTCCAGCAGGTACGCTAGAGTTTCGAGTTAAGACAAGGAGAATTTTCTAATGCTATACTCACCTTTTGCTACTTGGTCCGATGAAATATATGGTAAATTAACGCCCCCTAACAACGTTACAGATTTTTTCATGATATCTCAAGGTGACCAGGCTAATCTAAGTTGGACAGGAGTACCTGATTTAGATGTTATAAATGGAGGAACTTACTGGGTAAGGTATACTAGTGCGGTTAGTGCAAGTTGGGCGGCTGCTTCAGATATTACTAAAACAATACCGGGTAATGCCACGAGCTATTCAGTGCCTTTAATGTCAGGAACCTATTTAATCAAAGCGTTAGATTCTTCTGGTAATGAATCAGGTACTGCTACTAAAGTCACCTCCAATGTGGCGGACATATTATCGTTGAATGCAGTATACACTAGCGTACAAAATCCAAACTATGGCAGTAATACTGCAGATGAAGGGATAAATAATCCTGCTAATACTAATATATTTTATGATACAAATAATCAAAGTATACAGATAGATACTATTAATCTAGCCTCTGGAACTCATGATGCCTATTACAATACAGGAACTCATGAGGATGATGTAGTATCTTCTGGAACGCACGACGACGCCAGATCTACAGGCACTAGCAATGATATCTTAGTATCGGGTACTCATGATGATAACTTAGCTACTGGAACGCACGATGACGCTAGAGATACCGGTACTTATAATGAATATATAGCTACAGGTACTCATGATGGGTTCGGTACAGGTACTCATGATGATGCTAGAGCTACTGGAGTACACAATGCTATTTTAAATTCAGGTAGCACAGAATTAAACAATAACAACATATTTGATACCGCCTCTGGCAACTTCGACAGCAGATTAGGTAACTTTGACGACATCGCACATACTACTAACATGTTGGAAGACGATAACGCTTCTTTTGACTCTAGTTGGTTAAATAACATTATTCGCAATACTACAGATAATACTACGGCTACAGTAAATACAGTAACTAGTAGTACTAGATTAATCTTAAGTTCGGATATATTTGATGGGTATAGTGGAGATGCTTACAGATTAGAAACTAAAGCTAATCAATTAAGAGATACTACTGCAACATTTGTAGCCGCAGATATAGGAAGAACAATACGAAATAATACGGATGGAGGCACTGCAACTATTTCTACTATTAACAGTTCTAGTTTGGTAACTTTATCTTCCGCTTTATTTCAAAATGACCACGGAGATACGTGGGAATTAGAAGCAGGTCCTAATGTACTAAGAGATACCGGAGCCAGCTTTACTTCTGCGCTAGTAGGTAGGACAGTTAGAAATGTATCCGCCGGCACAACCGCTACAGTTTCATCTTTTACTAGTACTACGGAACTAGTACTATCTTCTGGTATTTTTGACAATAAAAATACTCACGTATACCAGGTAGAGGCAGGCCCGTCTAAGCTTTATAATACTGGTGGTGGGTTCTCATCAGGAATGGTAGGTAATAAAGTATATAATACTACTCGTAGTACAACTACTACAGTTAGTGCTTATGTAAGTGCTAATGAGCTTACTTTATCTTCTGGGATATTTGACAATAAAGAAGGGGATAGTTATAACGTAAATAATGAACTTAACAGACTAAGAGACTTATCGGCAAGCTTCTCAACTGCAGATATAGGAAGAACTGTTAGGAATACTACGGATAATACAACTACTACAATTGCTAGTAGGTTAAGTAACACAGAAGTTACTTTATCTTCTGGTATTTTTAATGATTCACATGGAGATACGTGGGAACTAGAAGCAGGACCAAGGTACTTAAGGGATATCGGCGCAGGCTTTACTTCTGCGCTAGTAGGTAGAACTGTACGTAATACTAATGATAATACTACTGCTACGGTATCAACTTATGTTAGCTCTACTGAATTAATCCTATCTTCTGGTATTTTTGACAATAAAAATGCACATAATTATGAGGTAGAAGTAGGACCTAATAAACTATATAATACAGGGGGAGGTTTCGTATCTTCTCATGTAGGAAATCTAGTAAGAAACACGAATACTAACACTACTGCAACAGTTAGTGCTTATGTAAGCGCTAATGAGCTCACTTTATCTTCGGGTATTTTTGATAATAAAAATGGCCATACGTATAATGTACATAATGAAACAGGGCGAGTTAGAGATACTGGAGCCTCGTTCTCTTCTAGTGATGTAGGCAGAACTATTCGTAATAATACAGATAATACAACTACTACAATATCTGGCTTTATCAGTAGTAATGAACTTACTTTATCTTCTGGTATTTTTAACGATCAGAGTGGGGATATATGGGAGATAGAGGCTGGACCAAATAATCTAAGAGACACCGGCGCAAGCTTTACTTCTGCGCTAGTAGGAAGAACGGTACGAAATACTAATGATAGTACTACTGCTACAGTTTCAGCTTTTGTGAATAGTAATGAGCTAACTTTGTCTTCTGGTATCTTTGATAATAAAGATACCCATACTTATCAAATAGAGCCTGGATATGATAGATTATACGATCCTACAGCCTCTTTTAGTACTGAAGTAGTAGGTAAGGTAGTACGTAATACTACTGATAATACTACAGCTACAATATCTTCAAGAACTAGCAGTACAGAGTTAGTACTATCCTCTCCAATTTTTGATAATCAAGATGGGGAAGGGTACCGTATAGAAGTACCAAATGCAGTACTAAGAGATACAGGAGCCTCCTTCACATCTACTCATGATAATAGATTAATACGAAATTTAGATACAGGAGCCTTATCATCTATTTCCTCAGTTCAAGATAGCAATACTCTAATACTAGAGGCAGATATATTTGGGCAAACTAATTCGTCAAACTATAAGGTAGAGGGAGATGTACTATCCTATGGGTACTATTACTTTACAGCTCAGGACTATGATCTTGGTGAAGTATATACCAATAGACTTACTGCATCATACGCTAGTAGTTCTTTCTCTACTACTAGCTTATTTGACGCTACCTCTGGATTATTTGATGAGCCAGGAAAAGGTTTGTTTGATGGTTCTGATATATCAGATACCAATGCTTCTATGGAAGTTAGTATTACTTCGGATGACCCTTCTGGAGCTTCTCCTACTTGGTCTACGTGGGCACCTTTCTTCGTAGGAGACTATACAGCTAGAGGTATACGATTTAGATCAAAACTAACCAGTAGTAATACTACACATAACGTTAGATTAGATGCTTTATCTGCTACAATAGATATGCCGGATACTATTAAAAGAGATACACACATTATAAGCAGCTCTGGTACTAATAATGGTACCGAAGTAATAACATATAGTACCCCTTTTAAGGCAACACCTACGGTGGGTATTACGGTTCAGAACTTTAATTCTGGGGAGTATTATACTATAACTAGTGCAACTACTACCGGATTTACAGTAACTTTTTATACAAGTAGCAGTATTGCTACCCAGAAAACTTTCAATTGGATAAGTACAGGATATTAAACTATGGCAACACATGACTACAACATTTCTAATCAATCATTCCCAGCGACCCGCTCGGATATAAATAATGCTTTAGCGGCTATTAAGAGTACTAATAGTAACGCTTCGGCACCTTCATCCCCTACTACAGGGCAACTCTGGTATGACTCTGCCAACAACTTACTAAAAGTTCACAATGGCACTTCTTTCGAAGAAGTGATTTCTGGTACAATAGTAGGCGGGGATATAGCCTCGGGAGCTATCTCTACTATTAAAATTGCTTCTGATAACGTTACTGCTGACAAACTAGCAGTCTCTGGCAACGGTAGTAATACCCAGTTTCTAAGGTCTGATGGGGATGGTACTTTTTCTTGGGTTACCCCTACTAATACTAATACTACCTATTCAGCAGGCTCGGGAATTAATTTATCGGGAACTACATTCTCTGTACAGCCAGATCTTAGGGACGCTATGACTCATATAGGTAGAGACTCTAATGACTATATTATATTTAATACAGCAGATTTTGGATTTTTCCTTAATGGTACAGAGAGATTCAGAATGGAGAGTGATGGAGATCTGCACGCTGATGGCAGCGTAGTAGCTTATTCAGCTACAGTGTCTGATATGAACCTAAAGACTGCAATTTCCACAGTTGATGGGGCCTTAGATAAAGTTTCACAGCTTAATGGAGTGGAGTTTACACGTAAGGATAGCGGTAAAAGATCTGCAGGAGTAATTGCTCAGGATGTGGAGAAAGTATTACCTCAGGCAGTAGTTGAAAGAAGTCTACCTTTACATACAGGAACTGATGAAGTTTTTAAAACTGTAGAGTACGATGCGTTGCATTCATTATATATTGAGGCTATTAAAGAACTTAAAGATATGGTGGAAAAACAAGCAATACAGATAAAAGATCTTCAAGGGGCATAAGAAAATTAACTCTTGACTTTTCTGTTGGAATTTGATATAATAGTTAGTAAGAAAAGGTCATTAAAATAATTTGGTGTACACCTTTTAACAAGTATAAAGCATCTTTCAATAAAAAATTGAAATAGGCACAGTTTTTCTAAGGAATTTATTATGGCAGCAGGTATTTATAATTTAAGTATTGAGCAGGGTTCCTCTTGGGAACTTCAATTGTCTATAGATTCTTCAGCGGGTACTAACTTAGATATCACAGGGTATACTTTTGATGCAAAAATAGCTAAATCGTATTACGATGATAACTGTATATCAATTACAACAGTTATAGTTAGCGCAGTGGGTGGCTCTATTAAATTAAGTCTAAGCCCTGCCCAAACTAAAGCACTGGACGCAGCAATAGAATATATCTATGATATAGATATGTCCTCCCCCGCTGGAACAGTTACTAGACTAATGGAAGGAAGAGCAACTATTAGTCCGGGGTTATAGTCATGGCAGTAATAGTTACTGTAACAGAGACTACAGGAAATGAAATAACGGTTACTACTAATCAGGTAGTAATCACAACAAATTCGGTAGCAGTAGGCGCCGCAGGAGATATACCTTTTACTCCTGTTGGAAATATTACTGCTACGAATATACAGGATGCCTTGCATCAAATAGCGGATCAACAATTCGTACAAGCTGCAGCTCCCGCAGTCTCAGATAATAATCTTGAGGAAGGGGACTTGTGGTACAACACAACCGATAATAAGCTTATGGTATATAGAAATACCACGTGGGAAGAAATAACCCTAGCTGCTCAATTATCGGAAAGCTCAGATACTGCAGAGTACTCTGACGTTACTCTTAATGGAGGGTATTTTTAAATGGCAAACGTAATCAAAATTAAACGCAGTACTACTACTGCAACCCCTGGCAGCTTGGCTGAAGGCGAATTAGCTTATTCGGAAAATTCCAATAATTTATTTATTGGTACAAGCGGCTCTAACGTAACTGTAATTGGTGGTGCTGAAGGCATCGCAGACGCAGTAGGAGCAATGGTAACTGGTAATACTCAAACAGGTATTGCAGTAACTTATCAAGACGCTGATAACACTTTAGATTTCGCACTTACAGCTGATCCAACGATCACTTTAGGCGGAGACTTATCAGGTACAGCAACATTAACTAACCTTACAGATGCTACACTTACAGCAACTATCGGTGTTAATGCAGTACAGAAAGCAATGGTTAACACAGACCTTATCACAGGTCAAACTGCATTAGCAGCTAACCCAGATGGTAATAACGACTATGTATTAATCTATGATGCATCAGCAGCTTCTTACAAGAAGATTGCAGCTAAGTACTTAGGTTCTAACTCTCTAGCAGAGCTAGACAACGTAGGTACAGATGTAGCAACAGCAGGTCATATGATGTTAGCAGATGGAGATTCTTGGGAATCTACTGCAATGTCTGGCGATATCACTATTAGTGGTTCAGGCGTAGCTTCAATTGGTGCTGATAAAGTTCAGGCAGCTGAATTAGGTGTTACTGCTGGTACAGCGACTCCTTCTAGAGCATTAGTTGTAGACTCTAGTAATGACATTAACCTAGGTGCAGGTGATTTAACAGCAACAACTGTTACAGCAGCCCTTACAGGTAATGTAACAGGTAATGTAGCTGGTAACTTAACTGGTAATGTAGCAGGTAATGTAGTAGGAGACGTAACTGGTGACTTAACGGGTGACGTAGCTGGTAATGTAGCTGGTAACTTAACTGGTAATGTAACAGGTAATGTAGTAGGAAACGTAACTGGTGACTTAACTGGTAATGCAGATACTGCTACAGCATTTGCAACGGCTCGTACTGTTGGAATGACTGGAGATGTTGTTTGGACATCTGGCGCAATGGACGGCACTGGAAACGTTACAGGTACAGCATCTATTCAAGCTAACACTGTTGCAGCAGCTGAGTTAGGTGTTACTGCAGGTTTAGCATCGGCTTCTAAGGCGTTAGTTGTAGACTCTAATAAGGACATTAACTTAGGTACTGGTGATTTAACAGCAACAACTGTTACAGCAGACGACTTTGTAGGTAGTGTAACTGGTGATGTAACTGGTGATGTAACTGGTGACTTAACTGGTAATGCAGATACTGCTACAGCTATGGCAACAGGACGAACTGTTGGTATGACTGGCGATGTAGTATGGACTTCAGGATCATTTGATGGCACTGGAAACGTTACAGGTTCTGCACAACTTCAAGCAGACGTTGTAGCTGCTACTGAGTTAGGTGTTACTGCTGGTACGGCAACTGCTTCTAAAGCACTAGTTGTAGACGCAAATAAGGACATTAACCTAGGTACTGGTGACATTACTGCTACTAACCTTACAGGTTCAATTCAAACTGCTTCGCAAGGTATGATCACTACATTAGGCACATTAACAGGCCTAACAGTTGGTGGCGATATGACTATTGCTGACGGTTCTAACGACTTTGATATAGCTTCACATGATGGATCAAATGGTCTTAAGTTAGGTGGCGTATTAATAACGACTTCTGCAGCAGAAATTAATGTTTTAGATGGTTCAACAGCAGGTACTGCAGTTGCTTCTAAAGCTTTAGTTGTAGATGCTAATAAAGACATTAACCTAGGTTCAGGTGATTTAACTGCTACAAACGTAACAGGTACATTGCAAACTGCAGCTCAAGGAAATGTTACTTCAGTAGGTTCTTTAAATGGACTAACTATTGCAGCTTCACAGTCAGTTTCAATGGGATCTAACAGAATTACTAATGTTTCTGATCCTTCACAGGCTCAAGATGCAGCTACTAAAGCATATGTAGACGCAGTTAAAACTGGATTAGATGTTAAAGACTCAGTTCGTGTAGCTACTACAGTTTCAGGTACTATGGCTACAGCTTTCGATAATGGAAGTTCTGTAGACGGAGTTACTTTAGTTACTGAAGATCGTATTTTCATTAAGAATCAGGGAACTGCTTCAGAAAATGGTATTTATACTGTAAATGCTTCAGGCGCTCCTACAAGAGCTGTAGACTTTGATGAAAGTTCTGAAGTAAGCGGTGGAACATTTACTTTCGTTGAAGAAGGTACTACAAATGCTGATTCTGGTTGGGTAGTTACAAACAATGGAGATGTTACAATTGGTACAACTGGTCTAACATTCGCTCAGTTCTCAGGTGCTGGACAAATTACTGCTGGTACTGGTATGACTAAGACGGGTAACACTATTGATGTTGTTGCTGGAAATGGTATTACAGCTAATGCTAACTCAATACAAATTAATACTACGTGGGCCGGACAATCTGCAATTACTACTTTAGGTACAATTGCTTCAGGTGCATGGCAAGCGGATACTGTAGGCGTTGACTACGGAGGAACAGGTATTTCTAGCTATTCTTCTGGTGATATTATGTATGCTACAGGCTCAACTACACTTTCTAAACTTAGTAAAGGTACAGGCGGTCAATTTATGAAGATGAATTCTGGTGCATCAGCTCCTGAATGGTCTAACGAATTAGACGGAGGTACGTTCTAAATTTATTTCTTGACAAATAACCCCAATTTAGGTATAATATTATACTTAGATTGGTCAATTTTTCAAAAAAGTTTAGAATAGAGGATACCTTATGTCAACTTTACAAGTAAATAACTTAGATTCATACACCGGCTCAAAAATTGATGTGGACAGTACTTCTGATTTTAATATCGAAGCAACTACCGTATCTACTAGTAGCACTTCAGGTGCTTTAAGAGTAGCTGGGGGTGTATCAACTCAAACAAACTTAAATGTTGGAGGTAACGCTGTCATTGCAGGAACACTAGAGGCTTCATTGAATTCTAGCGTTTTAGATGGCGGTAGCTTCTAAGTAGGATAATAGGGGGCTTTAGTGCCCTATTATTATAGGAAAAATTATGTATCATATCATAAAACCAAAACGTACCACTAGTGCGGGAACGGTTCCTACTACTTCTAATTTAGAAGCGGGCGAGATCGCAATCAATCTAGCAGATAAGAAATTATTTGTAAGAGATACGTCCAATAACATACTAGAACTAACAACCAGGACTATAACCTCTTTAGAGGATGTATACTTCTCTGGTATTAGTAACGATCAACTTATGCACTATAACAGTGCTAATAGTAGATGGGAAAACTTCAATAGAGATTTAGGCGAATGGAACACTAGCGTAGGTAGAACTTACTATCTAGATGCAGGAACATCCAGCAAAACTTCAATAGGTAAAAGCACTCATTCAGGTGCTTATACTTTAGAAGTAGACGGGATATTCAATGCATCTGGACAGATAACTCTTGCCTCTGGTGAGAAAGTTGGACCAGGATGGTTCCATGAGTCCGCATCTTTAGTTAGTGAGAGCTACGATATCCCCTGCACGTATAATGCAGAGTCTCAAATAGATACAGCTATTGCTGTAGATGTTGTTGTTAAAGTATGTACAGGATCAACCTTAAAAGTTTCGGACTTAATAACTTCGGACTAGACCTTATATAGGTCACTTCATAAACCCAGCTATATAGCAAATTAGATTAAGGGGGCCAAATGGCAATTAAATTTAAACCGAAAAGAACCACCACCTCTAGCAATGTACCTAGTACAGCTAACCTAGAGGCAGGTGAAATCGCTATTAACTTAGCGGACAAGAAACTATTCGTTCGAGATACTTCTAATAATATTTTAGAATTAACGACTCGAAATGTAAATTCCTTAGACGATGTTAACGTTACTGGTTTATCAAATAATCAAGTACTACAGTATAATAGCTCAAACAGCCAGTGGGAGAATACAACTCTTACAAATGTTTGGTCTAATAGTGGTACTTTTATTTATAATACGTCGACCGTTGGAATTGGTACAGACACACCGAATACAGACTATAAATTAGATGTAGCCGGTACAGTTAATTGTACTACTCTATATGTAGGTGGAGTACAAGTAGATGGAGGTAATCCCCCATTTTTACTTACTCAACCTATTATTACGGCAAACTACACCGTTGCTGATAACTTCAATGCTAGTTCTTCTGGCACTGTAGATGTTGCAACAGGAATAACAGTTAATGTAGGCACGGATGCTTACTTATCAATATCATAAGGAATAAAAAATTATGTCTACTTTAAAAGTAAATACTATAGATTCACACTCCGGCAGTGTACTGACTTTTGACAGTACCGCTGACATATTAGTAGCTAGCGCTACTAGTTCAACAAGTACTACTACTGGTGCCTTAAAGGTAACTGGTGGTATTTCTACACAAGAAAATTTATATGTCGGAGGTAACGCAGTTATCACTGGCACAATGACCGCAAATGGCGGCACAATTACATTAGGTGATGCTGGTACGGATAACGTAACTATTGGGGGAGAACTTAACTCCGATATTATCCCTGATGTTACTAATACGTACGATCTAGGTTCTTCTTCTAAGAAGTGGGCTGAGATTCATGCAACTGACTTTACAGGTGATTTAGCTGGTAATGTAACCGGTAATGTAACCGGTAATGTAACCGGTAATACTTCGGGTTCAGCAGGATCTTGTACAGGAAACTCTGCTACAGCAACTGCTTGGGCAACTGCCAGAACTTTAGAGTTAACAGGTGCTGTAACTGGCTCTGCTTCTGTAGATGGTTCAGGAAACGTATATATTGGAACGACAGCAACTGCTGATCCTACCATTACTCTAGCAGGCGCTGTAACGGGTGTAGGTACACTTACTAACTTAGGTGATGTAACTATTACTACAACAGCAACAGCAGACCCTACGCTAACATTAAGTGGAGACGTAACTGGTTCTGCTACGTTTACTAATTTAGGTAATGCTAACTTAGCAGTTACAGTTGGTAATGATAGTCATACTCATGCCTATAGTAACTTAACTGGTACTCCTGCTACATTTGTACCGACTACAGAGAATGTACAAGATATTGCAGGTGCTATGTTTAGTGGCAACACTGAAAGTGGTGTTACAGCAACTTATATAGATTCGGACGGTACTATAGACTTAAATGTCAATGACCCTGTTATTACTTTAACAGGTGATGTTACTGGTTCAGCAACAATGTCTAATTTAGGCGATGTAACTATTGTAGCTTCAACAACTTCTGATCCAACTATTACACTAGCAGGCGACTTAAGTGGTTCAGTTACTTTAACAAATTTAAGTAATGGTACACTAACTGCTACTGTAGCAGATGATTCACACAATCATGTTATTAGTAATGTAGATGGTTTACAAACGGCTTTAGATGCTAAGACTACTCCAGGATATGTAGATACACAAATTACTAATCTAATTGGTGGTGCTCCTGGTACGTTGAATACACTCAACGAACTAGCGGAGGCAATTAATGATGATGCATCTTATGCTTCAACATTAACTACTTCTCTAGCAACTAAAACTGCTAAGACATCTAGTCAGTCTCTAAGTACTGCATCAAATGCAATGACTATTAGTGGGCATACAATTACGTTAAATCGTGGTGACGGATCTACTGACACAGTTACAGTTCCTGATAACAATACTACTTATTCAGTTCAGGACGGGCAGTTATCACAAAAGAACTTTACTACAGCGGATAATACTAAGCTAGATGGTATTGAAGCAGGTGCTACAGCAGACCAAACTAATGCACAAATTAAGACTGCATATGAAGCTAACGCTGACACTAATGAATTCTCAGATGCAGAACAAACTAAGCTAGCGGGTATTGAAGCTGCAGCAGACGTTACAGATACTGCAAATGTTGTGGACTCTTTAACAGCAGGTACTAACGTAGCTATAGCAGCCAACGGTACTATTAGTTCTACAGATACTACTTATTCAGTAGGCAACGGTGGTCTAACGCAGATTAACTTTACTACAGCGGATAATACTAAGCTAGACGGTATTGAAGCTTCTGCAGACGTTACAGATACTACAAATGTTGTAGCTTCTTTAACAGCAGGTACTAACGTAGCTATAGCAGCCAACGGTACTATTAGTTCTACAGATACTAATACTACTTACTCAGTAGGCGATGGTGGACTAACGCAGAAGAACTTTACTTCAGCAGACAACACTAAGCTAGATGGTATCGAAGCAGGTGCTACAGCGGATCAAACAAGTGAAGAAATTCAAGATATTGTTGGTGCAATGGTTAGTGGAAACAGTGAATCTGGTATTACAGTAACGTATCAAGATACTGATGGCACTTTAGATTTTGCAGTAACGTCTGATCCTACTCTAACATTAAGTGGTGATGCGTCTGGTTCTGCTACGTTTACTAACTTAGGTAATGCTACATTATCAGTTACAGTTGCAGATGATTCACATAACCACGTTATTAGTAACGTTGATGGATTGCAAACAGCATTAGATGCTAAGACAACTCCAGGATATGTAGATGGTCAAATTGCTGCTTTAGTAGGTTCAGCTACACCTGCAGCACTTAACACTCTCCAAGAGTTAGCTGATGCTTTAGGCGATGACGCTAACTATGCAGCTACAATTACAACTGCATTGGCAACTAAAACTGCTAAGACATCTAGTCAGTCTCTAAGTACTGCTGCGAATGCAATGACTATTAGTGGACACACTATTACGCTTGGGCGTGGTGATGGTACTACTGATACAGTTACAGTTCCTGATAATAATACTACTTACTCAGTAGGCAACGGTGGATTAACGCAAGTTAACTTTACTACAGCTGATAACACTAAACTAGATAGCATTGCTTCTAGTGCTACTAATGTAACTAATAACAACCAAATCTCTAACGGAGCAGGTTATGTTACATCTTCTGGTAATACTATTATCGGTACAGATTCTGATGTAAATACTTCGGGTGCTACTATTATTGATAATATGTACATGACTGATGGTGTTATTACTTCGCACGGTACTAGAGTACTAACACTTGCTAACTTAGGTTACACAGGTGCTACAAACGCTAACTATATTACTAATAATAATCAGTTGACTAATGGTGCTGGGTATGTTACATCTTCTGGTAATACTATTATCGGTACAGATTCTGATATTAATACATCAGGTTCTACTATAGTTGATAATATTTATGTCACAGACGGTGTTATCACTTCAATGGGCACTAGAGTACTAACACTTGCTAACTTAGGTTACACAGGTGCTACAAACGCTAACTACATTACTAATAATAATCAGTTGACTAATGGTGCGGGTTACATTACTGGGTATACGGATACTAACACTACTTACTCTGCTGATGGAAACTACGGTATGTACTTGAGTGGCACTACTATCCGTCTTGAGAACGATAGACGTAGAAACTCTACTGGAGAAGACGTATGGTCTGGTAACACACATGACTACGTTATGTACGACGCTTCTCACGGTATTAGATGGTGGACAGCTGGTTCAGAAGAGATGCGTCTTGAAAACGATGGCGACTTGCATGTAGATGGCCAAGTAGTTGCTTACTCTGGTACAGTATCAGATCAGAAATTAAAGACGGGTATTACTACAGTTACAGATGCTTTAAATAAAGTAGCTCAACTTAACGGCGTAGAGTTTACGTATAAGAAAGATGGTAGACGTTCTGCTGGTGTTATAGCGCAAGACGTTGAGAAAGTACTACCAAGTGCTGTAACCGAGAAGGAAATGCCTTTTGAAAAAGGTACAGGAAAATTTAAAGTAGTTGAGTACGATGCTCTAAACGCTTTATTAATTGAAGCAATCAAAGAGCTTCGCGAAGAAGTTAATATTCTTAAAGGAGAAAAATAATGGCAGTAACATTAACAAGCACGGGCATAACATTTTCGGATGGTAATAGTCAGAATACCCAGGCATCTGGTGGAATGGGAGGAGTAGATACTTTTTACAACTCTGGTACATGGACCAGACCTTCAGGAGTTACAACAGTATACGCTACAGTAGTAGGCGGAGGCGGCGGAGGCGGCGGAGGCCAAGGTAACTACGGCGGTGCTGGTGGTGGCGGTGCAGGCGCACAGCTATGGGGCACGAAGACCGTAAACGGAAATCAAGCTGTAACTGTAGGTAACGGCGGAGCTTCCGGTTATATTAGAACCGGTTGTTATTCACCTTACCAAACTGACGGCACACCTGGTGGATCTTCTAGTTTCAGTGGAAATACATCTAATGGCGGAGGCGGTGGTACTAAAGGCACTTGCTATTCAAACGCTGCTTTCAACGGCGGAGGAGGCGGAAGCTCTAATGGAGGTGTCTCTGGTGAGACTGGCGCGCCTTCATGGAAACAGAGTGGCAGAAAAGCGGGTACTCCTGGCGGCACATCAGGATTTGGTGGACCGGGTAAAGGTGGTTTTTCCGGCGGCGCAGGCAAGAAAGGAGTGGTTATTATAACCTATTAAGGAAAATATTATGACAAATTATTTAGCAATAAACGAAACAGGGTTGGCCGTATCTGGTATATGGGCAATAGATTCTGTTCTAAAAGAGGGATTATCTTTAGTAGGAATACCTGACGCACCCACTGAGAGTGTTCTAGTAGAGGATCCGCAACCTACTATAGGGTGGACTTGGGATGGATCCGAATGGCTTCAACCTGATATGAGCATAGATGAGCTACGCGATAGTAGGAATGAGAAGTTATCCGGTACAGATTGGATAGTACAAAGACATTCAGAGGAGTCTGTAAAGACTTTAACAGACGCAAAGTATGCGGAGTGGTTAGCATATAGAGGCGCTTTAAGAGACATTACTACTGAGTACAGCCCCTTACCGGGCGGTCCTAGTTTCCCTGTAAAACCTTAAGACGATAAAAAACCCTAATACCGTTAATAAAGTATTAGGGTTTTTTATCGTCTTAACTTCTTTTCCAGACCCAATCGTCTTTACAGCGATCAGTAAGCCAATCATCAAGCTTGGCTAAATAGAAACCTTCCGAGTAGTAAAGGTGTCTGTAGTCGTTAACTGGTTCTTGTAAAAATGCACAGAACCACTTACTCCTATCAAACTTGAAAACGAGTAAAGGGTGTTCAGCTTCATTCTCTCTCTGCTCTCTTACAGTCTGCCCCCACCATTCAACTATTTGAGGAGTTTTACCGGTTAGTAACCTACTGTTAAGGTGGTCATCTTTATAGTGCTTTACTTCAACACTATACTTCATAAGCTCCTTAGGGATGTAAACGTCCCCCTTAAGTCCGTGCTTAGCATCAAGTGCCCCAGATAGAGGAATTCTCTCCCAATTCCAACCTGTTTCCTTCCTTAAAACTACACACAAGGCCGACTCGGCCCTGCTTCCTTTAGCTTTACTCTTATTAGCTACTGCCATTCTAACCTCGACGTCTTTTTCTCTTTAATAACATTTATCTTACTAAGTAAAGGGTGGGACCAACCATGGGATACTAAGAAAGTATTAAGGTCGTGCTCCTTTAATAGTACTTCAATAAGCTTCTCCCTACCTTCATCATCAAGAACCCCGATTACTTCATCTAAGAATAATACATTTATTCTAGACTTGGATAGGGTACTCATTAATTTTCTTATAGCTAATAGTGTCGAAGTATTAACTCTTGCTAATTCACCACTACTTAGAGCAAGAATATCAATATCTCTACCCTCATCGGATATAACAACATTTAACTTATCATTACTAACAACAAATTCTAGCCCGAATCTTCCGTCAGATAGTTCAGCAAGATACTGGTTAACTAAATCTTCTAAATCCTTTACTAAATTTTCAATTTTGTACGCTACTAAACCATTAGTACTAAAGGCTTTCTTTAATACTTCTAAATTAGCATATACATCATTGGTTTTCCTTAGTTTAGATTCTTCAGTAAGTAACTTTAGTTTAAACTCTTTTACTTGTTTGACTAAGTAGTCTAGTTCAGTATTAAATTTTGTAATTTCATTATTTTGAGATGATATATCCCTAATCTCAGTTTGTTTTTTAGAAATTTCGATAGTAAATTTATTAATTTCTTCTTCTAATTCTAACTTATCTTCGGTAGTGCGGGGCAGCTTATTATCTATTAAAGTAGATAGCTTTTCAAATTTTTCAATAGTTGATTGATGTTTTGTATAGTCTTGAAGTTGTTTCTTTAGATTAATTACAAGATTTTCTACTTCGCCCTTCCTTTTAGTACTTATTGATACTGTACTTCTTTGCTCGTCTACCAGTTCTTCTGTTTTATTAGAATCAATATCTTGCAAACAAGTAGGACAACTGTCCCCCAAACTTTCGATTTTACGTAATACTGCGTTTGCTTGAGCAATAATAGTTTTTAAAGACGTAAACTCCTCATTTAATTCTACAATGCCTTCGGGCATCTCAACTTCTCTAGTTAATTCATTAGCGCTAAGTTCAGATAATTGACTTTTGTATTGATTATTAATATTAATCTTACTATTAATCTCTAGTATGTTATCAAGTTTTGACTTTACTAGAGCTCTTTCTGAGATTATGTTTTCTGGAGCTTCTGGTACTTCTATTAAAGGTTTTTTCGTAGTACTTTTTATAGGGTTAGTAGATATCCAACTATTAATAGTTTCTATACTACCCCTAGTTTCAGATACTTCATTAGACGCTTCCTTATGTGCAGTTTTAAAGTTATCAAATAAAGTCAAGTAGTTATCTAAATTCAGTAGTTCAATAAGGAATTTTTTTCTGTTAGTATCTGTAGCAGTTAAAAACTGTAGAGAACTAGTAGTGCTTTGGTATACTAATTGACTAAAGGTTTTGAAATCCATACCTAGTACATTCTGTATAGATTTGAAAGTATTAGTAGCAGTATGTGATGATATATCTTCTCCATCACATATTAAAACTACTTTAATACTAGAAGTTCTATCTACTGATATACTATACTCTCTATCATCTACGCTAAAGTCTAGAGATATACTGTACCCCTTGGAGTCACTATTTCTATTAACAATATCTACTTTCTTAATGCCTTTAGAGTTCTTATTAAAAAGAGCCTCTTCAATTAGTAAAGGAATAGAACTCTTCCCCGTACCATTAGTACCTACTAACTGTACTATTAGGTCTTTTTCTAAGTCCAGGCTATTATCATTTCCATACGAAAAACAATTAGACCATTTCAACCTTTTAAGTATAATCATGAAATACTCCTAAAACTTCTTTAACTTTCTTTTCATTTAATCCCATAATATATTGTAAGTATTCTGATAATTCATCTTCTAAAGTCATATCAGAGGTTAAAATAAGTGCTGAATCATTATGTCTTTTAATAAGTTTTTTATCTAATAACTCATTATCTTTATCTACTTTTACTAAGTCACTAACATCTCCTTCTAATTCATATATTGTATGATGATAGTTAGTCTTAATCATTTGATCTGGGTGACTAACAGTTTGCCTAATAAGCTGAGGTAACTTTAGTTTCATCCAAGACCAGTCCATAGTCTTACTATCGAATAATAGTACTCCTGTATCTACAGGGTTTCTATGAAAGGAGGTGGTGACAGGACTACCAGGGTATACTATATTTCGTTGAGAGTTGGTATGAGAATGTAAGTCTCCTGCTATAACTAGCTCCCACTCGTCTAACTTTCTCAAATCTATCTCTGGTTGTACGTGCGGTGGTATTTCTCCTCTAACATGTGTAAATAAAGTTCTACCACTAAAATCCTTAGGGTCGAACTCTTTTAACTTATTATAAGGGATAAAATCCATATCCTCTAGTTTATAATAGTCATCTATAATTTCCACTAAAGGGTTGATGGATTTAGTCACATCCTTTAAGTTTGTTAAAAAGGTAGTGTTTTTCTTTAATGCTTCATGGTTGCCAGGGTAGATAATAGTTTTTATACCGATATCCCTAATGTACTTGAAGTATAGGCTTAACTCATCAAGAGTAGGCATCCTATCAAATAGGTCTCCACCGATAACGTGTAAGTCTGCCGTCTTCTCCAACTTGTACAGTTCACTGAACATTAATTCATATCTATTAGTCGCCCACTCTCGTGGTACACTCTTCTGACCTAACTTGATGTGCCAATCTGCTGTAAATAAAATTTTCATTGGTTATTTCCTTATGCGATAAAAAAGCCCCAGTTACGGGGCTCTCCTTTTACTACTTAATTATAGTAGTTCAGTAACTTCTTCTGCAACTTCCGCTGGTATATTAGTTGGACTAACATTCTCTAGAATTCTGGTTTCAATGAACTCCTTCTGTTGGTCTGCTGATGGGCGACTAATAACATCGTCAATATTAGGTAGCTCTTTAATAGCTTCCATTTCAGAGTCATCTAAAGCGCGTACTTTACACTTTAATACTTGTAAAGTATACTCTACATTAAACGGTAGTGGGCCGGTCTTTTGCTTCTTGAAAGCTAAGTCCCAACCAGTTGTTGTATCTGTAGGGTCACCTAAATCTTCCGCTGCAACCATTACTGCTTCAAATAGTTTCTTTTTAAGGTTTAGTACTTTAACCTTACCATCGTCTGGGTCAATACACTGTACTGCGTACGCCCATGAGCATTTCATGTCTGTATGGTAGTGTCTTACCCAATCCTTCTCAATATTTGTAAATTGTTCTTTATCTCTATCAAACCCTAAGCATTCCATAGGAACGCGCTTACCATCTGCTGTTGTTACCCAATAAACATATCTAGGAAGAACATCTCCTACTATGCGAACAACATTGTTGCCTTCTTTATATGTGTATGCGTCTACTGAAGACTTCTTTGCTTTACCTGTTACATTGCCAAATTTAATTGCCATATTCTTTTTCCTCGTAATAAAATGTTATATTATCTTGCTCATCAAGTTCTAATAAAGGATTGTCCTCTATATCTTTCCGAGTTATCTCTGTGTATCTATATGGTAGGGTTGTTACCCCCTGCCACTTATAATCTAAGTAATTTCTATAACTTGCTAGTTCCATATAGGCAACCATCTGTTCTAGAGTTACTTGAAGTTTATTCTTAAATATCGCTTTAGGATTTAGTAAAAAACTATCTCCGGTTATATCTTGTCCGTAAAACTTGTTTAAACTTTTATTCTTTTTAGGCATTTTAATACTATAGGTATAGATAACCATAAACCTTATTGTATTTTTTGTATTGCCCTTGCTAAGTTTAAGCACCTTTTCCCAGTCGTAAAATATCAACTTAAATCTCCATTTTAGAATATATATTATACCAATATTTAACCAGTTTGTCAAGTATTATTTTTTCATAGTTAAAATATTCTACCATTAGCCCAGTGCCATCGCTTATCTAATGCATCTAGTCTTCTTAACATATAGTAGTCAATCTGTAACATATCCATAATCCTGGTTTTTAAGGTAGGATGATTGTCAAGTACAGCTGCTAAAATACCCCGATGGTCACTAACTCCAGTATTCTCACCCCCTTCGGATATTTCTACCTTAGGGAAGTGTATAGCACAGAAAGCATCCAGGTCATTGACGTCTACATATATATCTATCATTGGATCTAGTAAGTAGGTTGTCTGAAGCATGGAGTGCCTTACAGTACCTCTACCCCTAAATTCGATGTTTGATAGTCCGAATATATAGTCCTCTAACCCCTTTCCTTTCAAAATTTTAAGTATAGTAGCGACAGATACATCCAATCCTACGTACTTTAGATCATATGATAGTGCGTCTATAAATCTATCATATGGATCTCGTAGTACTGTCCAGATAACTCTATCAGCATCAATGCTATCTATAGTAGTGTCGGACTCTATACACTTACGTACTGTACTACTACCACTTTTATGTATATTTATATATCTAAACTCCGGATGTTCCCATATTTCTACATTTTGAAGGATAGTGTTGCTAAATGTTACTTCTTTCATTAGTTACCTCCTGCTACTACTTTTATATCGTAGCCTTGTTTAATATATACTGCTGAACGCGCTTTAGCTTGTCGTGCAGCAGTATTGCCCTTTAAGTGTATATCTATTACTACGGGTTGTATCTTACCTTCCATTTTCCTAATAACTCTACCTATTAGCTGGGTTAATAGAGGCTCATTATTGATTGGAGTACCCAAAATGAGGCAACTAAGCTCATTAACTGAAATACCCTCACTAAAGATGCTTTGTGACCCGTATAGGATATCTGCTTCTCCATTTCTAATCTTGTTCAACTCTTCATCTCTTTGTTCATGTGGTAGCTCTCCTGTAATACATATTGCATTATTTCCGGTTAGGTCGGCGCACCTGTTCAAAAATTGGACCCTATCACTTACTACCAATACTTTATGGCCTTTT